GGATTTATCAACTAATGGTATTAACTTTTTGTGTGACGAAGAGATTGATGATACTATGAGTGTTCTAAGCCATTCCAGTTGGGGAACTGGAGCCACCCGGAGCTACCATCTAGGTGATCGTAGATTACCTTACAGAGGTCCGAGTGTTATTAACCTCATCGGGACGTCACTCAAGTGGCGGTTCGGCGGGATTGTATCTCCCCACGAGATAGGCCATCGAATTCGTGGATGGCTATCCGGTAGCAGTATTCGAGAGGAGCAGCAAGCACTCCACTCTGACACTGCTAGAATTGTCGACGAGGACACCGACCCTATAGAGGGCGATGTCGTCAGAGACCCACGTGTACGGCGAAGCTTTATGGCAAGCATCGTAGCAGAAACCGTAAACAGTATACCAGGTGTTCAGGTGGACACACCAGCCAATAGGCTGGTGGCGAAACACCGTCTGAACGCCTTGTGTGTGGCCCATGGAGTGCGGCCCACCCACATACGTACGATTCTACCCATTGCTTTGGAGCTGGTATTCGTACCTTCCGAAACTGACATTGAGGCAGTGCAGTTTAGGAACTCGCGCGCAGTCCTTGATAGGATACGCGAGCGTGATAGACCCTGGTATACTCACGAGCGCCCATGGCTCTTCAACTGGTTAGGCGAAAGACGTCGTCGACCAGTCGGAGGGTCGGCCTAGGGCTGCCTAGGGAAACTACCTGAGGTGATCTGCCGTCCTTCGGCTGCTCCCGATCACCCCGATTTGAAGGTAGTTCCATCCTTGGGAGAGCCAAATAAACTCCGTTATCTTGACCACTTTCATTACCTGTCAAATGAAATTGCGTACGGGGTTTACCAAAACAATCTCGACACATTGGAGCGAGCAATCTTAGAGCGCGTCTTTTATGTAAAGAAGGACGGCGTTTTTCGAGAGCCACCAGTGCCCAACAAGCATAAGTTTATGGAATTGGCACCATTTTGTCAACCACTATTGAAGTTATCACACTTTGCCACCCCGTTGAAACCACAAGAATTTGTGGACTTGTTCCAGGATCGTAGAGTGAAGATATATCAAAGAGCGGTAGACGAAAACAGCCAGTTTGGGTTCCATGACAAGTTGAGCACTACGAGGCCCTTCGTAAAACGCGAGAAGTACAACTTCACCGCTAAGCCAGATGCCGTGCCTAGGGTTATACAACCACGTAACCCTAGATATGTTGTGGAGACAGGGAGGTATATAAAACCTATCGAGAAAAAGATTTATAAAAACATCAACACTGTCTTTGGACATGAGGTTGTGTTCAAGGGGCTCAACGCTGAACGTAGAGGAAACATGCTACGGCAGCACTGGGACTCATTCGATGAGCCAGTAGCTGTATCCCTTGATGCAGAACGGTTTGATGAGCACGTGTCGCATGATGCGTTGCTGTGGGAACACTCCATTTATGAGAGTTATTACCCCGGTGACAAGTACTTTCGAAGGTTAATGCGTCTTCAGCGCCACAATCGTGGTGTTGGTTACACCAAAGAAGGAAAGTTATTGTACCGCATCAACCGAAACCGGATGTCAGGTGACTCCAACACAGCATTAGGAAATGTCCTTATAATGTGTGGAATGACCTACACATATGCATCTGAAAAAGGAATCAGAATACGAGCCGCCGACGACGGTGATGATATCGTCGTTATCCTGGAGCGAGCAGACTTGGGAAAGTTTATGCAGGGGCTTCAGGATTGGTACCTGGGCTATGGGTTTTCCATGGCTGTGGAAGAACCAGTGTACCAGTTCGAACACATCTCATTTTGCCAATGTCAACCAGTGTACGATGGCACATCTTGGGTCATGGTTAGAGACCCCAGGGTGGCTCTTAGCAAGGA